TGGTCGTACTGGAACAGTAGACTGGCAAACAACAATTAAAACAGGTGATTTTACGGCAGTAAGTGGAGAAGGTTATTTTGTAAATACAACTTCAGGAGCAGTTACATTAACACTACCTTCTTCTCCTAGTGTAGGAGATATAGTAGCATTTAAAGATTACGCAAATACTTTTGATACTAATGCTTTAACATTAGGTAGAAATGGTTCTAATATTTCAGGTGATGCAAAAGATGCAGTTATATCGGTTGAAGGACAATCAGTAACTCTAGTTTATGGTGATGCAACTAAAGGATGGCAAGGAGTGTATGCAGCAACTGAAGCAGATATACCCAAACCAACTTTTATATCAGCGTCAGGTGGAACTGTAACGTGTTCAGGAGATGATAGAATTCATACATTTACAGGACCTGGAACTTTTACAGTAAGTTCAGCTTCAAACACTCCAGCTAACAATGTAGTTTCATATGTAATAGTAGGTGGCGGTGGATCAGGTGGTGGTTATTATGGTGGCGGTGGAGCAGGAGGATTTAGAGAAGTAAAATCTCCAGTAACTCCATATACAGCTAGTCCTTTATGTGGACACGGAACGCCAGCAAATATAGTAACAGTAACAGCACAAGCTTATCCAATAGTCGTTGGTGCCGGTGGAGCAGGAGCAACACCTGGCACAAATAATGGAAATCCAGGTAACAATTCAAGTTTTGGAGGAATTACAGCAGCTTTAGGTGGTCACGGATCTGGTGTAGCTGCTCCTTCGCCCCCTGCCGGTCCAGGAGGATCAGGTGGTGGTGAAGGATATTTAGCAAATGCTCCAGGAAATGGAAATACACCTCCAACAACTCCCCCTCAAGGTAATAACGGAGGAGCAGCGTGTCCCGTAGGTGGTGGCGGCGGTGGCGGTGGTGGAGCTACAGCAGTAGGAGCTACTAGTGCCTCTTCTACACCAAGTTCTTGTCAAGCAATTGGCGGTGCAGGTGGAGCAGGTGCAACATCAAGTATTAATGGAACGCCAACAGCAAGAGCAGGTGGCGGCGGTGGCGGTGGAGTATGTGCTGGTGGTGCCGGTGGAACTGGCGGCGGTGGAACAGGTCAACAAAATTGTGCCACATCTCCTGCACAAGCAGGTACAGCAAATACTGGTGGTGGCGGAGGTGCAAGAGGATCTTTAGGAACTGGTGGTAGTGGAATTGTAATAATAAGATATAAAAGACAATAATTATGAGTGAAATAAAAGTAAATAAAATTAGTCCAAGAACAGCGTGTGGTACAACTACATTAGGAGATAGTGGC